CCTGTTGTGCTGTTATCTGGATCACTAGAGAATCCCATGATTCTAAAAGTTGCAGTTGTCGCAGCTGTAGTTCCAGATAGTTCAACGGCTGACATACCAGTTTTGGTAGAGCCAGAAGTATAAGAAATATCCGCATTCAAACCGACATCAGTTTGAGCTGGAGAACCTGCACTTTGGATTTCAAATACAGCATCAGGATCATCATGTACAAACGCTACAATATCAGACGCTACAGTGCCATCAGGGTAATGAGATTTAAACACAACATCACCGTTAGTATCGGTAAATTGACAACCTCTAAATACACCAATAGACTCATCACCAGCAGCAGAAACTAAAATAGTTCCAGTGTTGGTCATTTTAACTAAATCGCCTGAAAAAATATTCCCTGAAGCACCAGAGGCAATTTTATATTCTGTTGTTCCGTTGGTAGCAACGCCAGAACCTAATTTACCTACAAGTCTTGCTCCAAATGGGGCATTTTTGTTAGCCATAATAAGTCACCTTATATATTTGTTTTAAAATTTAGTAGTCAATCTCGTTGACCACCACCAAAAGTTACTTTGCTTTTTCTCTCTGGATTTAAAATCGGAGAGCTTGGATCTGATTCCCGCATAAGATCATTGTCCACAGCGTCTTGCTGTGTTTGTGCACGTGCAGCAAAGTAGGAGTTTCTTTCTTCACGCGTTTCATTAGGAATTTTAGCCAATAGCAAACCACCTCGCGCTACTACTCCTGCGTGTTTACCTTGTTGTATGGTATCAAAAAGATCTGTATTAACATCATCTAATTCATCAGATCTTACAAGGTCAAAACCCTCACTTAATCTTGAAGAAATGTTTTTACGATCTTCTTGGCCTACAATTTCGGCTCTAATCCACCTGTAAGTGTATCCTTCAGGTGCAGGAGGAGTATCCAACGTAGATGGTGGGCTCCATGGTTTGCGAGCTTCATTATTAGCTCGATTGTCGGCAGAACGTGGTGTTCTGTTTGAATTGTTGTTATCTTTTTCAGTCATAACTATTACCTTTTAACATATTTTG